GGCGGACTATTTATAGGGTCAGTAGTAAGTTGAACACCAGCTTTTTCATCCATGAGTTTTTCATAATTTGTTCGAGTGTCTATGGGTTTTCCGGCGTTTTCTTTTTCCCATATTTCAATTTGTTTTTTACCGCCTTCACCTTTCCAAGTACCATCAATAACCTTAGTCATCATCATCATCTTCCTCTCGTTTTACCAGCCAAGTTTCATCAATAATTTTGTTGCTATACAAAAAGCCATGCCGAGAACACCACTGAGCATAGGTCATTTTAGCATTCTTAGTTAATTTGTTGTCACAATTAGCAAAAACAAACCGGACATCAATATTAGGGTGTTGTGCTCTAAATGTCAAATGTTTTGTTCGATCCTCCGGTGCAAAAAATCCTTTGGTTTCAACATAAAATTGATGCTCAGGAAAATAAAAATCTGGTGTGTATGTTGTAGTCTTTGGTACATATGAGTAGGTGTCTGGTTCATAATCAAAAGAAACACCACGCCTAATTAAATCCGAAGCAAAATCTACTTCAAAATTACTACGGTATTTTGTACCTGCCACTCGACGGGCCATTCTAGTTCTACGAGCCAAGAGATGTCCTCGGTGATCGCAAATTCGGTGAAACATATTTTGGTTGGTAGGAGTGCAAAAGATGATCTATGGATTTTATAATAAATTTCAATGTCTTAGGAGCTTTACTTTTCATCGGACCATTCTGTTCCTCCTGCAAAAACATATTTTCTATAAAAACAATACCTCCAAGATTTAAAATATTTTGAATACGACTTATATCTTCGGATAACACTTCTACGTGTTGTCGATAATCAACATCAGACCAGTAGGCTTCCCAATCATTTGACGCAACAGACTTTATTGTTAAGTACAAAGTATTAGTACATGCTCTAAGAAATTCACTTCCACCTTCCTTCTTTTCATTTTCAGCGTAGATAAAAAAACATTTTTCATTATTAACAACATCACTTTCGGTAAATTTATCTACAGCTATTAAAGGCATTATTTTATAATCTCAATCTCAGCATCTGTTTTAACTACTACTCTAGCGCCACACGCTAACACAGGTTTATCGTTACCCCCATAAAGTACTCTACTTGGACCGTTTATTGCAACTTCATGGCAGTATGTATTTTTAGATCCCTGTTTAATTGTTATAACAGGTTCATTAGTGCCATGTTTTTTATTCGCACGAATTTTATGTTGGTTTACATGAATATATTTTGTTTTTGTTCTCATCAGATTTGTTCATTTTTTAGAACAGAATACCACACCAATGGTGGATTTTTGGCATCCGAAGATACTTTGTGATGTAGTTTGGCTTTCGGCCAACAATGAGATTTAAACCTACAAAAACTACAGGTGGTGTTCATAAGACGATTACCAGTTGGTGTACCCTTATATTTTTCTGGAATATCTTCTAATTTCTGTAAGGGAACAGTTGTATCTTTTAAAATACGAATATTGTGGGCTGCGGTATTAAGTGCAGCTTCGCGTTCTTCATCTTGAATACTAGGTGCAGAACAAATTTGTATTTCACCCGACGATTTGTTAATAACAATCCAGCCACCAAAGGGTTTGTTTTCTGCTGCTCCATATAAATGTCCCTGTACTACATAGCCAAAGGGATCATTATCTTTAACACGCTTGTAATTAGTAAATTTACTGGTAAAAGCATAGGGACTTGATGTTTTAATATCCCATACAGCACCATCAATAATTATGTCCAGTGTGCCCTGTAACATAACACCTTCTAATTCAAGCCTAACTGGTTTTTGATAGCCCTGCACATTAACACCAGCTTCTTTTAACTGAACGTAAATCAGTGCTTCAAGTATATCACCAAATAAAAAACGATTAACTGAATTATATTCTAATTCTGTTTTAGTTTCAACACCATCTCGTTCTAATTGCTGTTGACAAAGAGGTTTACCTAATGCAGACATACGCATTGACCATCTACGGGCAGATCCAGTAAATTGTTTACTCAAAGCCCTAGCACATTCTCTTTTAAAAAAAGCAATAGAAACAGGGGAGATGTCTGCCTCCCCCGAAACTACCTTTTGCAAATAAAGTTGCAGATACTCCTTGATGAGATTATTCATCCAAGGCTTCTACAACCTCCACATCCTCAAAATCTTGGCGAGTTTCACGATACTTATCTTCAATCTGCGAATTATGCTTATTCACAAGATCCATGAAACTTTCCAGAAGTGGAACATCTCCCTTTGGGGCAAATTCAACGTAATCTTTTACGTCAATTTTAGCCTTATAAAAAACATTCCCACCATACTTTTGTCTAAGAGTACTTAGTGTAGCACGAGTATTAAACAAAAGTTTGCCTTGTTTTTCTAAGGTTTTAATCCAATCGCTAACAGGCATAAAATTACTGCCTCTCGCGTACCACATATGGGGGATCGCCGCATCACTATCACTAGCTGCAACTGTTCCATATAAAACCTGAGAACACTTAATTCCTGCTTGAAGAGTTCTTGCAGGATCATCGGCGGCAAGTTTCTCTAGCTCCTTTCGGTCTATCTTGCCACATTTCAAACCACCAGTCGTATCAAAGAAACTATCGCCAAATGATGCAGCTTGTATAGTCATTGACGAATAATTTTGTTCGCTTTGATCCCATACACTATACATATATCGACGAAGAAATGGACGAAAAATAACAGTCTTAGAATAGACAGTTTCTCCACTCTCATCTTGTATACGCCACTGTCCACGAGGAAGGGACGTACCCTCATCATCTTCAGTGTTGTGTTCAATAGCAAGTCGCGGCAAAAATGAGCTACCACCCTCGCTAGTCCTAGATGACAAATCCTTTTGACCCAATGCAGCCATCAAAGCATCTGTATCTATATTTTTTGCCGTAACCAGATCGGTTATACTCGGCATTACTGCTAATTCTGCCATGTTAATTATATCTCCTTTACATTGACAGTTTTAAGATTTGACCAATCATCACCAATTTTTAACTCAATTCCGATTGGTACATTGTATTTTAAGCCATATCGGGATTTACATTCCTTTCTAATGCCCAGCATGGCTTCCGTTAATAAATCTATGGCTATACCCTCTTCTTCGGGGTGTACATCCATAACTATACTATCATGGACGGTGTTACAAATCAAGCTCTTTATTTGATTTTCTTTAATTTTTTTATGTAGTGACACTAATGCAACAGGTAGTAGGTCAGCAGTTGCAAATCCCTGAACTGGATAGTTTTTTATCTGTGTTCCATTGGAAACACCACCACTGGGAAAACGCCGGACATTTGGAAACATATATTCTCTACCCGATGGTAGGGTTATTTTTTTGCGTACCAGAGCTTCGTCACCCAGTTTTTCATGCCATCTGGCAATTCCGCTATATTTCTCAAGAAATGCTTCGTAATACCGCCTTTCACTGGGCGTTCCTGTACGTCCGCCGTATAATGGCTTAAATGTGTGTGCCTTGGCTTCCTGACGGCTTACACCAATGATCTCAGCCGTGTACGCATGAACATCAATTTTATCTTTAATATCCTGTAAAGCCTGTGGATCTTGTGAGAGAAACCCTGCCACACGAAACTCTAGTTGGCTGTAGTCACCCTCAAGTATTTTTCCACCCTTAAATCTACTAACAATAGCTTCTCGAACTGGAAATGTACTGCTTCTAGGCATATTTTGAAAGTTGGGATTGCGTGAGGATAATCGTCCGGTAGCTGTAACACACTGCATAAACTGAGGATGAATAAAACCATCGGTTCCGGTGTTATTCTTGATGTTTTCAATGAAAGTATTAAGATAGGTTGCTAAAGAATTGTAACGCATGTATTTTCTTAAAAATTCATACTGTCTGGGCTGGCCCCGCACCTGTAGTATTTTTTCTCGGATAGTAGATACATCTGTTTTAAATCCGTGTACCGATAAATCCTTTTCATTTAATGGTGTTAATCCTAGTCCTGCCCTCTCTGTAAGATTTTTGTAAACACTTCCGCTACCGAAACAAACTTTGCATTTACGAGGCATACCATATGTACCATCTTTTCGTATAAATTCAACACTTCCCCTGCCTTTGCAAGTATTACAAACTTGTCGGACTGTTTTCAAAAATGCTCCAACCTTGTGACGGTATTTACTTCTAAACACTCTCGGAGGAGATACCTTTACAAACTTCTTTTTTCGTTTTCCATCCTTGAGTTCAGTACCTAAGTCAAAAAATGTTTTCCAATCCTTCTTATCTCCAACCACTAGAGAATAGAACAGTTTAGACCTATCCTCGCCAGAGGCCAGATTGATTGGTGTATCCCCGCAGAACTCTACAATTAAATTTTGTAAATCTGTTTCTAATTGAATGTATTCATTTCTAAAGTCAGTTTCTATCTGCCTTAGTTTTTCAACATCAACTTTTATTCCCTTACCTTCCATGTCACACAAAACACGGCATACATCCATGTGCAATCTAATTGTTGGCTGCATTAGCCCAGTCTTCCATTTGGATGTCCAATAATTTCGCTTGTGCAAAAGCCAAGTCATAGGCTGATTGAACATCTTGCACACCGTATTCGGTAAGTTTATCCCACGGTATTTCATCTACCCCTTTTCCTGATTTAATAAACCCATCAAATATATAAGACTTTTTTTCAGAAACCTCGCGTCTTTTACACGATGCACCCAAAGTTAAATCACGATGCAACCCTCTTGCCAATAAATACTCCACTCCCATAGTATCCCAAACTTCATTTTCATATATGAAGCCACAAGCCTGTAACCACAGTAAATCATATTTAATATTGTGTCCAACTAAAAGTGTTGTTTTATCCAATATGGATTGTAGCACAACTACATTGTTTTTTGTGGGTGGCTGCTCGGCATGATAAAAACACAAATAATCTTGTTCTCCTGTATTCGTTAGATATCCACACGACACCAAAGTATTTTCTCCACTGTACGGCATGTTATCGCCGTTGGAAAAAGTATTTTCAATATCTACAGCAGTAATCATGTGTAGTATCTTCCTGTAGAAATATTGAGAAACGCATGAGAAGTGCCATGCCAACCATTCAATTTATTTTTGCTTACTGTCAGGAAGCGAGTGTTATCGTCTACTCCCAATCCTTTTCCTATGCCAATAATTATGTCGGCTTCTCCGGCCTTGCCAGTACGACTGTTATCCAACATGGAATACTCAATGACTTCTCGTTGGTGTGCTTCATAGTTAGCTTGTGACACTGCCCAAACTAAACAATTATTCCGTTTGCCCAACTCACGACCACTGACATACAATTCTTTTAGACGTTCATCACCACGAGTAAATGTGCCATTTATTTTAACTTTATCCATTTGATCTATAAACACCACATCAGGTTTGTTAAGTGCAGTAAAATCTACAATCTCACCCATACTTGTTCCAACCGAATCAATAACAACTAAATTTTTATCCAGCCTTTTTTTGTACTCCTCCGTATAATTTTGTTTTTCATTAAACAGAACATATTTGTCTGTGTTAAAGAACGCTGTGACTATTCGTAGCTTTACCTTCTTTGCTAGTTCTTCATTGGCCCAGTAATGAACTTTGTAACCACTGGCAACGTAGTGTGCAGCTAAATGAGAACAAAAACTGGTTTTCCCAACTTCCGGTCTAGCAAAAATAATACCAAAATCCCCACGATTCATACCCTGTACGTGTTCCTCTAAGGTATTGAGGCCAAAGGTAAAATCAGGATCTTGAACTGTAGCCTGTATTAGTTCCTCAAAGTTATCGTGGATAATTGTAAAGGTGTCGTGTGCATCAAGGCTGCTGGACGCAACACGATCCATCATCTTCGCAATATCTGAAAAAGCAAGTTCATTGCTGCCAGTCCAAAATTCAACGGCCTTCTCACCAATTTGTCGTGCCATATCTCTCTGCCAAAATGTTTTAGCCCAATCGTAAGCAAGATCTTGGTCTACCTGCTCAAGCAACATAAGACTATCAACTAGATCACTGGTTTGTTCTGCCTTGCTATCTGGTGTAGCTGGAAATAACATTTTGTGGGCAGCAATTAAAGATGCTTTATCTAATCTCTTGATGTCTTCATACTTGAGATGTGCTTCTCGTATAGTATGAGCCAATGGTCGCCAGTCCTTTGGAAACATGACTGGTGTTATAAAATTTTTTGTTCTGTCCCACGAAGTTTTATCCAACAAGGTAGCCAGAACATTTAATTCAATGTCTTGCATTGCTCCCAGCCTTCTTCATTCGACTTTTAGAAGGGGTTAATTTCTTACGATGATTTAGTGGTGGTTTACGAAATCTACGCAAAGTTTTATTTCGGGCTGCGTAGACACTGAAACCATATGTTGATCGTTTAGCCATGTTGATATATAAAATCCTCTAGTTGGTCAGCATTCATATTCTTGAGATCTTTCTCAGGAAAAAGAACACCAACGTAATTTAATTCGTGTTTCAGTATAGCACAAATGTGCATACTTTTCAAGGCTGCATCTTTATCCAAACAAATCAATACCTTATCGTATGCTTCTTGAAGTAGATGTTGATAGAGATTTTCTGATAGGACTGTACCACACATGGAAATACCAACAACATTACTAAGTTTTGATGCCACACACGCAGAAGGAATATCCTCAACAATTATAGCAACCTTACCACAACCAATTTTATAATCAGCAGAGGTTCTAGCATATTTATACCATTTTGGTTTTCCCTCTGTTTTCATAGTTCTACCAACAGCATTAACAATGCGATTACTATTTAAATCCTTAATAAGAAAAACTACACGATCTTGTTTTAGATCATATTTTACATTGATGTGTTTTTGTTCGTGTAGGTCAAGGCACTGAACTTTTTCAAGATACTTTAGACCTTGTTTGCTGTAGGCTAACTCAATAAAATTAGACGTAGAAAACTCTTCTTGAAAGACTTCTGTAAAGTCGATTGGTTTTTTAAACAGACCATTTTTTATCTGGTGTTTTTGTAAACCAATTCTTTTTGAACCTTTAATTTCACAGCTTGCATCAAAACAATTATAAATTACTACCATAGAAGCTGGTAGATACATAGCTGAAAAAGTATTATTGCTCCCACAATCAGGACAGTTTGTACGGACACGGCCTACCTCCGCTGCTTCATCTAACAATTCATCAATAGCTTTATTCATCTTCATCTCCGTTTAAATACTCTTGTATTTCTTCTTTTTCAAGAGTATTCTGTAATTCCTGTTTTTTCATTCGGACTACACGTTGATGATATTTATGATCTTCAAGCTCTTTAGCATAGTAATTTCTATTACTAGGCTTTTTACGTTCTCGATTTTTACGTTGGTGTTTCATGGTTCCTTACCAAATATACTACGGTATATAGTTCTCCCCTTCCGGGGTATATTAAGTATATCATGGAAATAAAGTCTGGTCAAGCAGAAAAAAGCACTTGTAAATACTTTTTACCTATGCTAATATATAGGCATGGTTCGTCGTAATAGAAGGGTGATAGCAGAAATGAGGTTATCAAGGTGAAGCAAGAACGAGGGTGGCGCTTGCCTTTTGTTAAAAAGGCTACGGCCCAAAAGATCTATGAAGCTCGGTGGGTTTGGTATCATACGATACTAGCTTTCGAGCTTTTTGTTTTAATTGTGATACAAGCAATAGCTCTGTGGAAATAATAGCTAAATCGTATCTTGAGGAATTTTCATTTCTGCACGAATTGAAGATGAAAGCTGTTTTACAAGAGGCTTTTACCAATGCCTACGCGGAATTGGGTCTTGATGAAGATGAGTGTCTTTCAAGATCGCAAGTGCAGATCCATAGACTTAATGCAAAAATTGAAGATTGGCATGTACAACTTCTTGAATTAGTGGGAGCTAAAAAGAATGACTAAGAAAAAGAAAGAATCTGTTCCTCATCCCGAAAGAGATTGGCACGTTTCCTTTTTGTCCTCGGTGTTGGGTGAATTTGATAGTAAAACTGAAGATGGTACACTATATTGGCAAGATTTTGGTGTAGATTATGAGAATGGTGGTGTCGTACTTTGGCCCACCAATGAGGATGCTTGGCAAAAAGCGTACATGATTTCTGGTTATTGTAGGTTCAATAAGATACCTTGTACCTTTGAGGATGGTGGTAATGACGGTCACTAAAGTATGATTTATGTACCCATAACATCGTCCATGAAAGGCAAAGCCACCCGTAGCTCAAATATTATGGGACGCATTCGTAACAGTATCATGGGTGGCAAAGGCAATGTTTATGGGTTCTTGGGTGAGCAAATAGCTCAAATAGTTTTGGGTGGGGTGGTAGTCAACAAGGGCAAGAAATATAATAAAAATTATGATCTTGTCCTTGATGACGGCACAACTATTGAAGTTAAGACTAAAAAGACCACAGTAACACCCAAGGATAATTATGAGTGCAGCGTTGCTGCCTACAACACCGAGCAAAAGTGTGACTACTATGCTTTCGTAAGAGTGCT